CCAGCGCTTAACGCATCACCAAAACTGTCGTACCAACCTTTCATCCGTAATGCTGCATCACGCATATACACTTGATCTGGATCAACCGTAATACCGCGAATAGCAGCTTGCTTTCTAAATGCAGCACCAAACGCACCAGCTAAAAGCTCAGACGGTATTTGATACAACATATATGAACCAGTACCTAAAATGTTTTTTAACTGAGTTGCTGGGTTTGACAGTAAGCCTGTCATGTATGCCTGATGAATAACTTCTTTTGTTTTTGCATAGTAAGCTTTCAACGAAAACCTATTAATACCGCCTATCGGATCTTCGCTTTCAGCAAGCAAACCAAAACGCTCGACAAGTTCGAGCGCTGTTTCTTTGCCGCCACTTTCTTGCAGTATGCGCTCTGCATTTGTTGCTAAGAAATTAGCACTGTCTTCACCGCCTACATCCACATTGAATATGTTTAGTGTGCGAGCTGCTTCTGTTTGGTTGCCTTTGGTTTGTAGTTGAATACCAGCTTGTAGTGTAAGCAACCTACGAAACTCAAACAAATCTTGCCCTGACACCTCAACGTCATTCGCCATATCTGCTTTTATTTTTTTGTAAATATCGAGCATTCGCTCTGTGTTGAGAACAAGCAACTGTCTAGCAGCGAGTGTTTTTGCTGCGTTAAAAGAGCCATCACCAATTTTTCTTGATAACAACTCTTTTGTAAAACCCAGCTCGTCTTCTGCTAATATTTTTGCTGCGTCTGTTATTGTTTCGTTTTGCGTAATAACACCGCGTTTAACTAAATCTATTTCATCGGCAAAATCTTCTGATAAGACTTCTATTGCCTGGTGTACATCTTCGCCTGTTAGCATTCTAGCAGTGTTAAAGTCACCGCCATTTTTAATTCCTTTAATATCTGCCTTCATTGCCTCTAGACGTTCTAAAACTGACTTCGTTCTATCGCCATCAAGCAAATTGTCAGGCCGTACACCAGCATTCTTTTGCTGTTTTGTAATGACAGTCTTTGCTTTTGTTTTTACACTTTCCGCTACTTTTTCTGCGTTAGCAGCTTCTTCTGTTGCAAACTGTTTTGCTTCTTCTAACAGCTTTTCATCTGGCACTGGAAATGCCGAATACCCACGCTTTTTAAATTCTGCTAATGACTCTGGATCCTCAAGCACCTGAGGAGCTACTTGCCTTTGCACTCTTCGATAAGAATAGAGAGGGCTTGATGCTTCTGCTAACGGCACTGTTGCTGGTTCTGGTGGACGCCCTACTGGTACGTCCGTTATGTTTTTTTGTGCAGCATCTGGATTAACAGGCTGCTCTGGAATTTTTACTGGATTAGGTAGTTTATTAAAAAGTTTATTTAATTTGCCAATAGCAGCAACTTGTTGGTTTTGCGATGGATCCGTAGCAAACTCTGTAGGCGAGCCAGCAGCATCGATCTCTGCACGTTGTGTTTGCTCTTCAGCTAAGTCTAGTGGATTTACTGCCATGATGCCTCACGCAAAAAAGGCCGCATAAGCGACCTATAAGTAGTTTAAAATTTTATATTAAGGTTCAGACGGTGATGCTATTCCTGATCGGAACTCTGCATTGATTTCTGAGTTTCCTGTAAAACCATGTCTGATTTGGTATTCTGTGTCGATTGCATCGATCCTTGGGGAGAGCTCTGTGATGAGATCTTGAACTTTCCGTTGAATATCGGATGATCCTTGCCCAGATGCTGCCTTGATATAATCTTCGCCATTTTTGTTCACGCTCCAATCATTGCCCACATAACCTTCTTGGGCATTAAACGTTCCGAAATCAATACCTACATTATCATCTAGGTCTAATTTTGCAACTGCCTCTTCTACTAACTTATGAAACTCTTTGTTTGTTTTCAACATATCATCTGAAAACCAAGTGTCTTCCATAGCCTTAGATCCGTCAGGATTTTTTCTTAAAAAAGCAAAATTTATAATTCTTACGCCACCTGGTGCAGCTATTGGATTATAGTCTGAATGACCGCTTAACTCAGCTAATATTTCACCCAGCCTTGCTGTTTCTCTTTCTGTAAAATTTCTGCCAATATCGAGCAATACACCGTTGGCATCTTTTTTACTTGAGTTAAAAAATGGCCTGTGAAAACCTACACCGTCTTGCTTCATTAGTATGCCTCGAACAGCAGCGTAAGCATTAACTAAATCTAAAGCTGCTGGCTCAACGGCTCCATAGTTAGCGCCTTTGTATTGTCTAGGCACTGCTAGTTCTGTCTGTGTACCAGGACTCACTTTACCTTCAAAATATCCTGGCGCTTCAAAATCACCTGGTGACGGTATGCCCAAGCGTTGAGCTACAATGTCATTACCATTGTCATCTAAAAAAGCTTTAGAAATATCTACATGATATTGCTGTTGTACTTCATAAGGCGCATCAAACATTTCTGACATGTGACCACTAGTGCGCCCTGGTATGCTTTCCCAGCTAATCTGCATTTTGTTTTTTTCTAATGCATCAGCGTAATCAAATTTTGCTTTGTCTACAGATATACCTTCGTCATCTGCTTTAGCTTTAACCCATATTGCTGCTTGTACTTGTTGTGGTTCCCAGCCAAGCTCATCAGCTAATTTATTTACTTCGTTTTCTACAAACGTATATTGTTGATCTGTTGGGTTATCGGTTCCGTAGCCAAAAGCTCGTAACATCCAAATATCGACTGTGACAGGCTGATCTAATGTTGGATCTATTTCGCGCATAAGATTGACATAAAAACTATTTGTTTTGCGACCTTCCCACGGAGTTCCATTAAACATATCAGTCAGTCTTTTGCTCATCGCAGCTGGAAACCTACCAGTTGTTATTGGCAGACCAGCTTTGTTTTGCAAATAGGCTTGCAATGCGTAATCAAAATTTGAACTAACTGGTGTGCCAGATGATGTTATTGCAATTGCTTGCGCTATTTTTTCTGCTTCTACTTTGTCACCACCTACTGCATCAAGAATAGCTTTTCCAGATCTCTCATACCAAAAACGCCCAGGCGCTCCTTGTTCAGCTAATGCACTAACCTTTTTTCTAAGCGCAGCTAACTTTTGTGGCGTATCTAAGCCAGGTGGCGCACCGACATATCTGCCAGTTGTTGCTTCTCTTCGTATTTTTGATTGATCAAAAAGCTCGATCGCTTTGTTTATTTCATCTCCAACGTTACCACCTAAAGACCCAACGGTAGGCATTTGACCAGGCTGGTTAAGTCGTTCACCAACATTAGCTAGACCAGCTCGTAATGTCGGTATGCTTTTCTTTATCGCTTTGCCGACAACCATACCAACGCCAGTTGCCTCTGCTATACCAGCTAGTACAAGTAATGCACCGAATGATCGATCTGCAACACTTCCACTGTTGACACCTTGCTTAAATAACCGCGCACCCTCTTGGATATCCATAACGCCAGCTGTTACAAAATCACCTACACCGATACCGAATGTAGTTTCGTCACCAAAAAACATGCCAGACAATGATTTAGACTCGTTGGCTATTCGTGGTCTTTCTGCTTGCAGCTCTAACTCTATTTGATCTGGTGTTAGACCTTGTGCTCGCAAATCTTCTGCTAGGCTATCTTCAGCAAGCTCCGTTAGATACTGCGTAAGTTCTACTCTACCATTTTCTCGTATTGTCGGATCGTACTCACCGATAAACGACCCACCGTTGCGTAATCTGTCTTCGATCTCTTGCGTAGATAAAACCATCGGCTCTACGTCTGCGCCAATGCCTATCGCCTTAATTGTGCTTTCATCATAGCCAGCTGCAAGCATATCGTCAGCTGTCACCTGGCCTTGGTTTGTTTTTACAGTGTTAGCATACTCCATTGCGCTTTCTATAGATGCGCCTGGAGTATCCATAGATTGATCTGTGTTTTCTTGCATCATCGGCTGTTCTGGTGCATCCGTTTGTAGGTTTGCTACCAAGCTTTCAGACGGTTGTTTGCTTACGACCTCTTCATCACCAACCTTGATGTATCCACCGTTTTCCATTTGCGCCAACACATCATTTCTATTTGTGTTTGGGTTAAATCGTCTGGGAGAATGCGGAAAGCTTTGCATACCAAGGTTAGCTTGTTTTATTTCAAAGGCATCGATGTACTTGCTCATTTCGTCATCAACGCTGTAATTATTGAGATCGCTCATTCAAAAAACCCTCTAACAACAAACGTTTGAAGTCTTCCTTGAAGATAAATATATTTACCTTCTAGATTTTTTTGTTTGTTTGCTGGAAAGCTTAAAAACCTAGCCTCTAAATCTGCCATAGGATTTGCGCTTGTGCTTGAGATAGAGCCAGCAAAATTTACGTTAGCGTTTACTTCTTCTAAAAAGTTACCGAACAACGGAAGCAAAGATCTTTTTATGTTTTGTTTTTCTACAGCAATCAGTTCGTCAGCTTTTGCTACAATAGAATTATAATCTATAAGTTCGCTACCTTCTTCAAAAACTGCCCTAAGTAACTGCGCTTTGACAGCATTTGTGCTCTGCATTGACACACGCTCTACGCTTGTCAGTTCGTCTTTATCAGGCATGTTTAATTCAAACCTGACATACTTCATAACTAAATCAAATGCGTCTTTTGTTTCTGCCTCTATATCTTTGCCAATCTGCTCAAAGTCACCAGCAAACTTAACGTAAGTATCTCGCGTTAAACGATGTGAGTTGTCTTCTAAATATTTTGTATCTGCGTTATCACCGATTACTAATACACTCAATTTATCAACAACGTTTGGATCATCTACTGATGAAAAGAAACTGTTTGTTTGTAAAATTTTTGTTTCTAAGTCTTGTTGTTCTGTAAGAGACAGCTGGTTGTTTGCAGTCAAAAAATCTAACAGCATATCTTGAAATTGCTCGCCACCGATAGTGCCATCATTTCGACTTACATCTGCAAGTTTTGCTTTAAAAGTATCCGTAAATATTAAATCGTATTTTTTTTCTAGCTCTGCAACGTTTTGCTTTTTGCCATTTGTAAGATCTGCTGAGAAAGCAAGTAACTTTAGATTTGTAAACTGATCCTTAATTAAATCATCAGTTTCTTTTATTTGTTTTGCTAAATACGTTTCAAACTTATTTGCTTTGGTTAAAGTTGCTGCCAGTGCAGATCTGGCTTCGTTTCTATCCACGCTGCCTAATACAATCTGCGTCCAATCACTGTTTGGCAACTCTAGCTCTTTTATTCTTTGATCTCGTTTTGCAAGTTCAGCCTCATCCTCAACACCAGTATATTCATCGAGAATATCCAGGTAGACTTTCAGACCGTAAACATAATCTGGATTATTAGCAGCATAGCCATCAACAACGTTTTTCATTATGTCGTTTATTGTGTCTCTACCAAGCGCCTCAATAAGCTGTGGAGCCATGTAACCTGATTCAACAGATTGCTTCAGCATTGTTCCTATTTCAGCAGACTCTTCGTTGAATAACGTAAAATCAACAAATGGATTAGAATACTTATCTATGTATTGTTGGTTTCGTGACTCTATAGATGCTTTAGCTCGCGCTTCTATTGCCGTGTCTAGTTTGTCTTTTAACTGAAACCGTAAAGATATTTCATTTTGCGTAAACTGCTGATCAAAGTATGCAAGCTCTGCATCTGTTTGCGTTACCTTGCTACGCATTTCTGATTTTATTTTTGCAACGGCATCAAACCAGCGACCAGTTTTGTTATCCATATTGATAATATCAAACGGATTTTTATCGTTTTCTAGTTGATCAACAAGCGATAACAAACCTTCTTTTGCACCGAATATAGCCTCGTTACGCTTTGTTTCATTAATCATTTTCTGACGTTGAACAGCGTATTCATTAACTTGTTGCAGCGCAGCATTAAAAACGTTTGCCTTGCCCTCAATGGCATTAACGATAGGGCCAGCTCGCATTCGTGCAGTCATAGGTCTGCCCGGTGCTTCCGTAGTCATTTGCACATTAGATCTGTAACGAGGTATTCTCATGTTATGCTATTCCAAATGCGTTGCGATTTTCGTATCCAAATCGAGCCGCTTGACCAAAGCTCTGTATCATACTTGCCGTACCAGCTGACTTAGCAGCAGCAGCCTGATAGCCACCTTCCATACGCGATAACTTAGCCCTTAGTCGTGCATCTTCTTTTGCGTCTTCCATTTGCATGATGCGGTTTGCAACGTTAAAATCTTCTTTCGCTTGAGCGACCTCAAATTCTCTTGCAAACTGTCGAGATACGCGCATAGGAGTGCCTCTAGAAACATCGATGCCAGCGCCAGCGTATTGGTTTACAACAGTGCCAAGAACCTCTGTGCTAAATCGATATCGTGCTTCTTGCTCATCTAACGCACGCACACGCCTAGTTACTTCTATTTGTTTATCTATTAAACCAACGTTACGCTCTTCCATTTGAGCGTTAAATTCACCAACTGCCTTGTGTGCAGCAGCTGCGTCATCACCAGCTTTTTTCTGTCTGATACCGCCAATTACATCGAATGCTAATGATGCTAATTCAAAAAACATATATTACCTATACATCGTGAGTGTTCATGCGCGGATAAAGCGCTAATACTGTCATTGGCAGTGGCTGGGTTTGCTGCACATAAATGCGGTCACCTTCCTCAAAACCACCCGGAAATTCTATATCTTTGTCACCAGTAAACAGCGGCACAGCTGTATCCATGTCCATGCTGCTGTCTCTAAAAAATATTCTATCTGCGTTTGCCGCATCCGTACCGACCTCTGCACCAACCGTTTCGTGAAAGCGCAATGTTACATCATGGATCCGTTTTGGTTTGCCCTGGCTTATGCCATCGCTCGATCCTGACTCAATGCGTAGCGTTTGCATCTTGCTGGTGTATGCAAGCCCTACCGCACCGCTAGTAATTGCAAAGTCCAGCGTTATACCACCGCTGGAAACAGTCTCGTCAGGGTGTGTTGCACCATTTGCTAAAATAGACGTTGATGCACCTTCCAAGTGATAAAGCCCTGAGAGGCTTGATACGGAGCTTCCAGAGTATACTAAGCCGCTATCTACAAAGAATGCTGCCGTTGTATCACTTCCAAAATCAAACGTTTTCATCACCTCAACGTATTGCTTTGTCTGTCCGTTGATCGTGCGTTTGACAATCATGTACAGCTCATCTTCACCGCTATCGGTTGGCAGTGAAATAATGCTTTCTACTCTAGCCTGACCGCCACTGAATGCACCGCCCAAAACATGTTTATGCCACGCAACAATTTCTTCTTCGCGTCTGTACGTTAGACCTAGCAATGTGCCATCATTGCGCCTTGCCCACACGATGCTCTCAGGCTCTTGTTGAAACGCAAACTCTTCTATGCCACCTTCTGTCAAATGCTCGGCTAATACGGTTATGTCAGGCGCTGTGTAGCCGCCTACGTCCACTTCACCGACATATCTAAACTCGCGTACCTTTCGCGCTCCGCGCTGGGCAAAAAGCGTTACATCTGCGACCTGGACAACTTCGGCATTCACGCATCCGTAGTTGCTGTACTTACGAATAACCGTAGACGTTGGCGTTACCGGGCTGCCGTTTGTTGTGGTAAGCACGTATTCGCCACCAGACGTACCAATATTGAGTATCCTGGTAGCAGATAAATACCTGATTGCGTTTACCTTGTTGGATGCAATTGTGTAAATCAGCGCATCATTATCGCCAGTGCCTGTTGTAAAATTCGTATAATCTGCGTTTTTGCTAAACCACAATGTCTGTGGATTGTTGTTACTTGCTGCGAATACCAGACGTTGTTCAAAAAATGTTACAACGCTAGGATAGTTATTTGACCCAGCCAAGCTAGGCGTTGTGTTTTCCGTAAAACTTGGTGATGCAAACGTCCAGTTGTTATGATCAGATCTAGACAACGTTCTAACCGCATGTGATGGATGCGCTAAGTACATTACATCAGCTGACTGAGCAAAACGCACATCGTTTATCTGTGCGGATGTATAGGGCGTTGCAACCTCGTATATTTCATCAACAGTTACACCAGATCCAGTGTATGTGCTGAAACTTGTTGTGTTTAGCGCCACACCAAACAAATCAGTAAGTGTGAACGTATTTGTCGTGACATTCGCGACACGATAGTTACGTGCAGCAAGCTCTGTCATGCCACCGCTACTATTAACGAGCGCTATTTCATCTCCGTTGCTATAGCCATGACTGTTTGACGTAAACACGCCTGGGTTTGCTTTTGATATTGCAGATATTGCTTTTGCGCTGCCAGTAAGCACTTGCAGACCGTTACGATAAATCCGCATATATTGTTCGCCAAATTCTAGCGCGTATGTGTCGGACGTTTTAAACTCAAACGGTATGAGTCTCGTTACATTTGCACTGGCTTTAACCTCGCCTAAAAACTGTGTGCCAGGACGCCTGGTTACACCGCCATGAGGCTGCACGACCATATTTGTTAAGTCAGCCAAACCCTCACGATATTTCTCAATTGTTACACGACCCTCTAGGCGCGGAGATATTTCCCCGGCTGTAAAAGACGATAAAGCTGGTGCAGATCGCGCCATTTATGTTCTCGCTTGTAAAAAGTCACTAGCCTCGATTTTTTGAGGCGCTCCCTCTGTCGCATCAACAAATTTAGCTGCTTTAAGTTTGTCTGAATATTCAGCTGCCATAATTTGTTTAACTGTGTTTGATCCAGTGATTGCATAGGCCAACTCAAAAGCGAGTGCAGATGCCAACGTTTCGACTAGCCCAGCGTCATACTCTTGCGGATCCGTTACACGCCCGATGTAGCGTATTTTTGCAATACCCTCATCTGTAACAAGCTTACGCCCCTCAATGACATAAACAGGGCCACCAGAGTTACTTGTCATATTATCGTACGGAAACGTCAGTGTGCCGTTGCTAAACTCTAGCACTCGCAAACAAAATGGATCGGTTGGCAGTGCAAATTGATTAGCATAGTCAAACGCTGGTGTGTCGCTTTCTTTGGCAAGCTCTACTCTTCTAATCAAACAGTTCCAAGGATGTTGACGGAAAACATTATCGCGCACAGAGTTGTATCTTTGATTGACTAATCGCGCTGGCTTACTGTTTTCATCAAACGTAGAGATGTTGTTAGCACCCAGCGAATTAAGCGCATAGTTTGCAATGTCTACCGTAGAAGTCATTTGTTAATCCCATAAAAAAAGGGGGGCGCTTTCGCGCCCCTCTAATTAATCAACCACGTATTTAATGGTTACTTCGATAGTACCAGTGCCAGCAGCACCGCCCATCGTTACCGTTACTGGCACACCATCCTCGTTTGCGTCTGTCTCTGTGCCGGAGCCAAGAGCCAGTGTAGCAAGAATGTCTACCTTTTGTGCTGATGTAGAAGCCGCAGCTGCTTTATAAGCCGCTGCTGCAGCGCTTACCGCTGTACCAGCTGCATTTGTGTGTGCAGCATAGCCAACGCTAAGTGTCGTTGATGACCCTAGTGCATCATGCGCTAGAGAACCTTCCAACAAACGAGCGCCATCAGGTAGTAAAAACATTTCAATAACATCGCCTGATGCAAGTGAAGATGCTTCATACGTGCCATGAGCTACGCGAACTCTGCCGCCCATCTCATTAGCTTTATTCATCGCAACTGGTGTTGCGCGTGAATTAGTGCGTTGTGTCGAATAAACTGTTGCCATTTCTCAATCTCCTTTAAGATTCAGTGCAAGCAATTTCGACTACCTTCACCTCTTCCATGCGAGTAGCACCAAGAGTTTGACAGTAGTAGACTTGCGTTGCGTAAGACTTATCAGCACGTTCATCGATCTTAGCCATAGGCTCTTTGCCCATTGCCATTTTCACACCATCTTGAGCAAAGCAGATAACCTGGCGGTTACCATCGCTGTCTGTGTTCAAGCGATTGGATGTGATGAAATTAAATCCCATGAAAGAATTTATCTCACCTTGAGCCAAAGCTTTAACGGTGTTGAAATCAGATGACTTCACTTCTGTTGTGTTCAACAAATCAGATACTTGCTTTGGTGAAACAACGATTGTGCGTGTGATCGATGGATCTACAGATGCAGCATCCAGCGTTTCTTTTGCGCTCAATAGTTTTGCAACAGTCAGACCAGCTGATCCATGTGCGATTTTCTGACCTGATGGTAGTGCAGTTGATGTACTACCGTCTTTGCCAGTTAATGCTGTACCTAAAGCCGCTGCAATGATTTCATCGTCCATTGCTCGACCCATCGCAGCAGCCGCAGCTCTGCCATAGGTTGATGTCGGATCAATAAGCAAACGAACTTTATCTTGCTCATCGATTAGGTCAGCCCACTCATAATCAGACATGGTTACCATGCGTCTTGTGTGTGGTGTTTCAACCAAAGGTGTATCGGCATGGCGGCTTGTTTTCTTTACCGCTGCTGATGACCCTACTTGGTCAAAGAAAGCTTTTTCGCCATTCACGCTTTCCACATCTACTGCATCACGCAGCAGCGAGCCCATTTGCTGACTAAGCATTTGGATATTCGCGGAAAACTGATTGACAAAAGCTGTAGTTACCTGAGTAGACATAAGTCTCTCCTTTTTACAGTTTCAGTTTCAATTTAGGATTGCTGCGCTTGGTTATCTCTTGCGAGGCCACGCTTACTGCTTAAGGCAGTCAATCTGCATGTCGCACATGCTTGCCGTGTGGGTCTTTCGATTATCCACGTATCACGATGCTGCTTGGAAAAGTTCTTGGACTTTCTGCACATAAACATCATGTTCTGGGTGCTTGGCATCCGTGTATGGAGTGCCAGGACGCATTAGCTCTTTTAGTTCCTGTTTGGCTTGCTCTGGTGTCATTATAAGCTCTGACGTTTCCCCTACCAGGTTGTCTTCGCCCATTTGCTCACCAAGTGCCGCAAACATCTTGATTATTTCTGGATGATCACCAATTTGCCGACCATCTGCCATTGTTTCTTTAAAAAACTCGTTTTTTTCTATACCGCCCAGCAATGTATTAGCAGCTGACTGTGCCAGCTTAATACGCTGTTCCGTTGCTTGCCCCCACTCTGCTTGCAGCGCAGCAACACCTTCATCGTAGGCCGCTTGTGATCTTGTTTCGTTTTCTTGCTCCATCGCAGTATTTTGCTCTACAAAATACGCTGCAATCTTATCAAACTGCCTAGGCGATAGACCAGCCTCGAACACAGCTTGTCTAAAACCATTTGCCTGTTCCTCGCTTAGAACATTCTCAAAATCTGCAACATAGGCAGATGTGTCTTGTGGACGCCCGGTTTCGGCATAAAAGTTTGTCCATTGCTCATCAGTCCAGCTTTCTTGTGGCTTGCCTATATTGTCAGCGCCAATCATTGATCGAGCATGTACATATGACTTTGCCAGGGATCCGGCATCTGTAAAGTTTTTTAAACTAGGATTGCCTCGCAAATCTTCTGGTAGGCTATCTAAAAAATTAACTGGTGCTGCGCTTTCCGCTACAGCTTCCGTTGCGACTTCTTGAGATCCAGTGTCTTGGGTTGCCTCTTCGCTCATTGTGGTGGTTCCTTTTCTTCGGTCAGCATACGGACAATCAGCAGCACGGCTGCTCGCTGACCTTCATTAAATGCACTATTGTATGGATTGTCCGAATACGTGGTTGTCTCAAAGCCGAACCGTGCCTTGAGGTCACTAAGTACGATCTCGCCATCGTCAGTGTTAAATACTCTGCGATAGGCAAGCTTTAAATCTTCTACCTTCATTCTAGTGGTACTGTTCCAGCTGCCTTAATAAATGGCGCTATTTTGTTTGCAGCTTCAGCGGATTGCATTTGTTCTTGCATCGCCTGTTGCTGTTGTGCCGCCTCTGCTTGCTGTTCTCTCAGCTGCGCGACTTCATCATTACCACGGATTATTCTAGCCGGCAGTCCAGCTGTTTCTACGAGGTATTGCACCATCTTATCACCATCGAGGTAATCGGTTACTGGTGCTACCTGGCTGACTTGCAACAATATCTCAAACCCACGCAACATCGCCTGGAGATCTGTAAGTTTTTGCGCTTTCGCTAGGGGGCTAACGTATTCAATATCAATGTCCTGACCTTGTAGCTCCTCCGGAGCCGGAGGGAGTAGACCGTTCCGGAGAAGCAATGCAAAGGCACGAGATATAAGAGGTTGGAGCAATTCAGCTTGCATCCGTCCTAAAACAGGGCCAAGCAACCTCATTTTCTCTTCGTTTCTCTGCAAGACTTCTGTCGCTGTCATATTCTGACCCTGACCCAATAGCAGCTGGTCTACATAGAATGCCTGACGTATTGCGTTACGCCTTTGCTCTTCCATATTTAGCCCTAGTGGGTTGTTGGCTCCGATTTGCAGCGGCTCTAACCTATCTCGCGTTCCTGATCGGTAAAAGTTCAATGCACCTGGTGAAGTGCGTACTGTGCCTAGAAAACCATCGTCTGGAACCATCAATGGTGGATCGATTTGCTTTTGTGCAGCCTTTATTGTTGTTTCTGACATTTTGTTAAGCATTTTAACGTCAGGCAGCGCCGTCATTGCTGGACTGCGCCCATAGGTGCTTACTGAGTCTTTAACAAACCTTGGTGACATAAACGGCATTTCATCAAAGCCACCTTCACTGAGCAGTTCCCGACTTTCTGCCATATAATATACAGATGCTACTGGTTTATCTTTTGCAAATGCCCCAGCAGCTTCTGTTCGAGGAAACACGGCATGAACAACTTCATGTTCCTTATAGGGATCGTTTTCTACGTCTTTTGCTACAGTTTTCGGCATTGTTGCGTCAGGAAACTGCATTTTGATAGATCGAGCGGTAAGTTTAAACTTTCTATAGATCGTATCAACACGACCCTGGCTATCTTCTGAGATGCAAACCTCTGCGATATGCCGACACGCAAACCTTAAACCTTCTTGTTCCATGCTGACATAAAAGCTCCCAGTGCCGAAAACCACCAGGTCATAGTACAATTCGTGTATTTCTTGCTGAAAATTAGAGCGATTGAAGTGTTGGTACATTTGATCAGTACAAACTTCTAGCCATTCGTTTGCTGCGTCATCCCTCTGTAGCCCTGGATTGCGATAGCGCATCGAAAACCAGGGCGTACTTGGGCTAGTCAACATTCCGTGTAAGCTTGATGCCAGCAGCTCTACTGCATGTATTGCCGTGCCATCAAAAATTAATTCTGTGCGTTTGTCACCCTGTGTACGTTTTTTAACAATGTCGGCTTTTCTGGGCAGCATAAAATCAGCTAGTTGCTGCCAGTGCTGCTCCCAGTTGCTGCGCTGATTTTGTAGCGTTTTATAACGCCTATCGAGCTGTTGTACGAGCGGTGTGACTTCAGCCATTACAAAATTCCATAACTTGTCATTATTGTCGGTTTCTTTTTAAGTTTAATGCCATCCATTGCACCGCCTTGCGTCCGTCCAGCCATCTTCTGCATGGCACGTTCCAGCGGATCTACAGTCATTTTACCCATCATTT